TTTATATTATATATTGTTCCACGTCTAGTGTTTGAGTAACTTTAACAGTATATAATATAAATGCTTTTATTTGATATTGGAGCTAATATAGGTTCGTGGGCATTAAGCAACTATACTCCTACAATGAAAATAGTATGTGTGGAAGCATCTCCTACTACATTTTTAGCGTTGAAAGTAAATACTGCTGGAAAGAATATTGAATGTCTGAATTACGCTGTCTCTAATTCGACTGATGCAACTGTAAAATTCTTTGAGTCATCACAAAACGTTCTTTCTACCTTAGATGAAAGTTGGCTAAATGACCCATCATCTAGATTTTTTAATCGAACAACTTATAAAAAAATTGAAGTTAACTCGATAACTCTTGACAAGCTTATTGAAGATTATGGAATTCCAGATTTATTAAAAGTTGATGTCGAGGGTGCAGAAAATATTGTATTGAAATCGCTTACAATAAAGGTTCCGATATTATGCTTTGAATGGGCTGCTGAATGGAATAAAAAAACTATAGAAGCAATTTACCACTTATCTTCATTAGGATATATCAGATTTCATATACAAACATCTGATAATTATACGTATCGTCCGAGTTCATATGAACTTACCGAAGAAACTGTAATAAGCGAGATATCTTCTAAAAAAGAGTTGGAATGGGGAATGATTTGGACATGTTAAACATCTGTTATATTCATGAATTAAAAACTTATAATAGAATAAATGTTAATTGATTCTAAACTTCTTAAATCTTGGATTGATACTACAAAAAGCAAGGGTATTTTTCATATAGGAGCAAATAGTTGTCAAGAACTTAGTTTGTATGAACATACATTTGGTATTCCACCTAGTCAGATTGTTTGGATTGAAGCAATACCTTGGATTGTAGACTCTATGAAAGAAAAAGGAATACAGAATATTTACCAAACAGTATTTGATGAAATACCAGGAGAAGTATCATTTAAAGTAACAAACAATGATGGACAATCATCGAGTATCCTTGATTTAAAAACACATCTAATTCAACATCCTAGTGTTCAAGTTAGTCAAACACTTTTATTGAAAACAGAAACATTTGAACATTTTGTAAATAGTAATTCTCTGCCAACAGGTTGTCTTGACTTTTTAGTAATGGATATCCAGGGAGCTGAACTGCAAGTTCTCAGAGGTTCTCCTGGTATTCTAAAAGATGTAAAAATGATCTGTACTGAAGTGAATGTAGAAGAACTATATGCAGGTGCTGGACTTTTTCATGATTTAACTGCCTTCTTAAAAGAACATAATTTTACTTGTATATCTAGTTGTCTTACTGGGAATGGCTGGGGAGATGCATTATATATTAAAGATTTATATGTATAGTATAAATGATTATAATATATGTTTGTCATGATCAACAAAGTATAGATGAATGCAACTTTAAGGACCCGAATGCCCATATTTTATTAGTTGGCCCAAACAACGGAATATCTAAATTTCCAAGTAGATTAATTATTCTTAGAGATCTTCCATTTAATATTGAATACGAAAGAAAGCTTTTAACATTTACTGCATGGTATGCTATTGTTAAGAATAACTTATTTTCAGATAAGGAAAAATTATGTATTGTAGAGTGGGATATAACACTTCCAGAAATTCCCGAAATCTCTACAGATATTGCTTCGTTCGTTCAAGATAAGGGGCATTTTTATTGCAATGTAAATTCTGGAATTTTAGATACTTACTTACATGATAAATTGGGTTATAAGTTTGTAGATCAAGTATGGGCATGCACTACAAACTATATTTTAAGTAGGCATGTGCTTATAAAATTTGTTGAGTTTTATGAGTCTACTTATTCTCAAATCAAAAATTTAGATTTACGTAATTTATCCTGGTATCATGAACGTATATTTTGGGGATTTATAGATACGCATAAATTTAGTATAACACATATAACAGGAGCGCATCATAGACAAGCAAATACTCATTCATCATTTAACAGATAATGTATTTTACTAGACTAAAAATATTGTATGATTATAAATGCTTCCAGTATTGATAACATACTGTAATTTTGGATACATAGACTTTGCTAAGAACTTGATTCTGAACTTAGCAAATGTCTTAAAGAATCATAAACTTCATTTTTACTGTTTGGATAAGCAGACATATGATGAGCTATCTAAAACTCCACACGAGTTCATGACTCTTCAACTATTTGAGCAAGATGTTTCGTTGGGGTTTGAGATTTACAATACTGTAAAATACAACAAACTTACACATACGAAAACAAATGTTCTGAGAGATGCATTGAATAAGTATCCGTTTATTCATTTTATTGATTGCGATGTTGTCTGCTTAAAAGAACCTACTGCAGAGCATTATGGGCGTTATGCGAATTTTGACATAGTATTTCAATATGATTGGACATTTGTCAATAATATACCATCTGCATACTTTGGAATATGGCAATGCACTGGGAATATGTCACTTCGCAGAAGTTATGGAACATTTAGTCTGTTAACTAAGCTTGAACAAGAGCAACTTAAAAGCAATAATAAAAATGATCAACAATGTCTTTTGAATATTTTTAAACTATCGCGGATAACAGACATCCGAAATTTTAGATCTACAAAGTTATTTGTATATCCCCCAGAAGAGTACACAAATGGTTCCTGGAAAGGAGATACATCGAGAACATACTTCTTTCATGCAAATCATGTTGTCGGCAAAGAGTCTAAGATCAACCTCCTAAAAGGTTTAAATCAATGGCTTGTCTAGTATACAATGTTTGAGTTTGTTGACCATGTTGTCTATATAAATCTGGAACATCGTGCTGACAGAAGAATAAGCATTGAGACAGAATTAGCAAAGTATTTTCCCGTTTCGAAAATTTCCAGATTTGATGCTATACGTCACGAGAAAGGTATTGTAGGTTGCGGCAAAAGCCATGCAGGAGCTGTTCGACTTGCTATTCAACGTGGATGGAAGAATTGTCTGATAGTTGAAGATGATGCCATATGGTCAAATTTTGAGAAAGGATATTCTTTGCTTGAGAAGCTTATTCAAGAACCATATGATGTAATAGGACTTGGAACAACATTCACAAGTTATAATTCAGAAACTTACAAGTTATACAGTTGTTGTGCTGCAACAGGATGTTTGGTATCAGGGCATTATTACCAGACTTATTTAGAAAATCTAGAAGAAGGACTATTAAATTTAATAAAAACTGGAATTACCCAAAAATATGCGAATGATGTCTATTGGAGAAGGTTACAAGCAAAAGATAATTGGTATTGCGTTATACCAGCTTTAATGGTTCAAAAGGAAGGGTATTCGGATATTGAAAAAAAGAACGTAAATTATGATCAGTATTTTAACACAAAACAAATCCAGAATTAATGTATAAATGCTGCGTGGTCTTCTCTTAGAGTATACAGGGACGTTACTAATTGCAGCATCTTTAGTATTTACACATGCCAGTCCAGTCATTGTTGGCCTGGCATATATGTCTGCTTTGTTTATTGCTGATGGTAACTCAGATGGGTTGTTTACACCTGTTGGTATTGTAACACAGTATCTGCTAGGTCGCATAACTCTAGCAAACTCTTTGAAATTATTATGTGCTCAAATAGCTGCTGGTGCATCTGCTGTGTTGATATATACATCGCGTAAGATATAAGATTTATACGTATTGGCCATATAACTAAAAAATGAGCACACTTTACATCTATACGGAAAACCTATCGCTTCGTATCATGTTAGTTGACATGGTAAATAACCGCCGTTCTACTGATTCTGGATTTGATATTCCTATGTTGAACGAAGTTGTAAATCAGAATGTATTGCTTCATACATTTAATTTGAGTATTAAGGTTGCTGCTACATACAAGAACCAAGCAGTTCCATCACTTCTTGTACCTCGTTCATCAATTTCTGCAACACCATTTCGAATGGCAAATTCTATTGGACTAATTGATATGGGTTATCGTGGAGAAGTCAAAGCAAAGGTAGACGTGCTTGCACGTTCCAGTGAGTATGTTATTTCTCGTGGAAGTCGTCTTTTCCAAATCTGCCAGGGTAATTTTATGCCGTGGGATAATGTTGTAATTGTTGAGAATGAGAATGAACTCCCAAAGGCTCCAGATAATCGTGGAGAGGGAGGATTTGGATCAACGAACTAGAGGATATATCATGATTAAAGAGATTGTATCATGAATAATAGCTCCCCAATAAGCAGAGTATATACTTGTTTTCAGACCAAAAACCATAAATAAAATCAGAATAATAGAACGAAGAAAAGTGTTCAGAATGGGATTCGCCGTCGGGAACAGCCAGAACATTTGTTATACAGAAACGGATTTAGTTATTCACGTTTAATATTTTTCATAAATGTGGAAAAATATTATAGGTTTTGAAGGAAGATATCAGATTAGCGAAGATGGGTGCATTCAGAATCAACAGGCTTAATCTAAAACACTAGAAAGTGCTGTAAATAAACGTGACTCACTAAAGTAAGACGACCTCGTAGAATTTTGTCAAAAATAAATTTTCTTGCTGTAGATCATAAACAACAATGGGCGGTAAATAAACTGCTGCCAAGAGTAGTGTCTAAATACACTGCTAGTCCGATGTTATTCAGGGCAACACCGTCAAATTGCGGGAAACTCCTGTGAAGTCACAGCTACCGTCCTATCCCCGAAAGGGCATATTCGGACACCCCAGGGAAACTTGGTGGGTATGGTAATAATGCTGTTGAATAGGGATAATCCGCAGCCAAGTCCGTCGCGTAAGCACGGATGCAGTTCAGAGACTAAATGTCGGTGGGCGAAAGCTTAAAATATAGTCCGTCCGCTTCGAAAGAAGTTTAGCAAGAGGAAATTGTGCGTGTTAACATCCACGTATTATGGAGAGCTTGTTTTTGGAGTAGTATGTTGGAATACTGCTCCAGGATTTTTGGGTTTAATGCAACTTGTAAGCTACGGCGCTCAGGATATCTATATTTCTGGTAATCCCCAGATCACTTTCTGGAAGATCCTCTACAAGCGTCACACCAACTTCGCCATGGAGTCCATCGAGGTGACGTTTAACGGCCAGGCTGACTTTAATAAGCGTGTAACTGCAGTAATTAATCGTAATGCTGACTTAATGTATAAGACGTATGTGCAGGTTGTTCTGCCCCAGGTATCTCTAGAGACTGGCGGCAGCGGAACTACTGGCGGGCAGCAGCTCAACGCTTTCCGCTGGGTAAGCTACATTGGTCACCGCCTGATCAAGCAGGTTGAGGTTGAGATTGGTGGTCAGCGTATTGATCGTCAGTATGGTGACTGGATGCAGATTTGGACTCAGCTCTCCACTGAGGCTGGTTCTACCAAGGCCCTAGACTCCCTGATCGGCAACACCCACGACCTGGTTCTACTAAAGAAGACTGGAGGTAAGCCCCTAGATGAGACTTGCTCTGCAAATGAGACGACTCTATCTTGCGTGCCCCGTTCTGGTACTCCTGCCAAGACTCTATACGTGCCTCTGCAGTTCTGGTTCTGCCGCAACCCTGGTGTGGCAATTCCCCTGATTGCTCTTCAGTACCACGAGGTGCGTATTAACGTGGACTTTGAGACGTGGGAAAACTGCGTGTATGGTGAACTACAACAGACTCCTAGACGCCCTGATGCCCTATCTCTGGCTGCTGCATCTCTGTACATTGACTACGTGTACCTAGACACGGAGGAGCGTCGTCGTTTTGCCCAGCAGAGCCACGAGTATCTGATTGAGCAGGTTCAGTTTACTGGTGCTGAGTCTATTACTTCTTCTTCTAACAAGATCCAGCTGAACTTTAACCACCCTGTGAAGGAGCTCCAGTGGGTTGTGCAGCGTGATTCCTTTGTAGACTGCTCTTTCCAGCCTTGGATTGTGTCAGTGGGTGGCCAGCAGCCTTTTAACTACTCCGATGACTTCAGCACGGAGGGTATTATCATGTCTCTCCTCTCTCAGGGTACTACTTCTACTGGTGCTCAGGGCACGGTGGTGCTGGGTGGAAGTAACGTAGGCTATGCGACTGGTGTGTCTCAAACCATCTTACCTGGACAGGTAACTTTTGGCACTGACGATGCTAATAACAACAACAATGCAGATGGCCAGGATGCTGATTTCGATAATGGTGTAAACTACCTGCTCGCCAAGGTAATTCTGGATTCTGGTGTGCGTTGCGAGGGCAAGAACCCTGTTGAAGTGTGCAAGCTACAGCTCAACGGCCAGGACCGCTTTACGGAGCGCGAGGGTTCTTACTTCGACCGTGTGCAGCCCTACCAGCACCACTGCCGCACGCCTTCTACGGGTATCAACTGCTACAGCTTTGCTCTACGCCCTGAGGAGCACCAGCCTTCTGGCACGTGCAACTTCTCCCGTATCGACAA